GCGCCACCCAAACTAATGACCGCGCTTTGTACGCTAAAAATGGAACTCTTTAGTCCATTTAAAGACCGCGATACACTATTAAAGGCGGCTTTGGTTTGGTCAATTGCACCAATCTTTACCTGTACGTCTTGACCAGCCATTGCGTTCTCACTTATTCGTTTCTTCGCGCGACTGATAGAACGCTATCCATTCGTTCAACTCAGTAACGCTAATCTCTTCAATCTCCTCGATGGTTTTGTGTAGTCGGTCAGCCAAGGCAATGAGGTTCATCCTCAAACTGTCCGACTTTAGTCGTTTCCCAACGACTCCACCGATTCAACTGTGGCGAACATTTCACCAGCAACACGACTGACTAGCGTGACCGATTCGCGCATCAAGAAAGGTTTGTCCTCTAGGGTGAACAACTTCTCGCCCTCTTTGGATTCGGCTTTCATGATAATCAAATCAATCATGGCATCAACTGTCGGGTTGTTGAGAAAGCCGGGATATTTGCGTTGTAACTTGGATACGTCGGCTGCGGTCAGCATACCCACATAAACAATTAACGGCGCATCATCCTCGCCCCACTCAACAACCTCTATCTGCTTGCGATTCGCTTGCCGCTTCTCAGCGATGCGTTTACCTAGACTCATTAGACGGTCGTAGTGGTCAACGCACCAGTACCTTGCACGCTGATGCTGGACTCAACCAAACCATCATACGAACCAGTTACCGATTTGCTGGTCACGATAGCCGTGCCCGACAGATAGGTGTCGCCGCTGGTATCGCCTTCGGGATAAACCGCAAAGGTAATGCTGCTGCCAACAGTCATGGCGGCTTGACCATCGGTGTCAGTCTCATCCCACAGAACCGACAGGTCGCCAGTAAAGTTAGTGAGGCTTGGCAGATAAGTGCGTGCGCTATCGCCCATCGAGGTATCTTCGATGGTGTCAGCAGTTTCGGTGATGGTGAACGAACGAATCTCGGCAACGGCGTTAGCGCCGACCTTGACCGTTCCCTCTGAACCCTTATGTGTAGCCATTTGTGACTCTCCTTTTCAACAAGCAGATTTTACCGCGTTACACGGCAGTTTCAACATCATTTTCCACAGTCATGTACGTTACCCGGACTGTGAACCGACCAACCGAAAATGGCTTCTCGCCCTCGCCGCTAAAGTCGGCTTCAAAGTCAACCACCTCGGTATCTTTTGCATACCCACCGCGCGTAACGTCGGTAGCCAATGCTTCCTCGACTTCGACAGCGATGGTGTCTAGGGCGTCATCCGTGCCCTGCACATAAGCCTCAACCATAACGTCAAGCACCCGCATCTGCGTGCGTGGCATGGTCATGGTCTGCATTTCACTTGTTTCGGATTTGGTGTAGACGCAAAGCCCCGGCAACTTGCCTGTTTCCAATGGGTAGATGCGCGTCTTGTACACCCGGCTGGCGGTCGTGGTCAGACCCGTAACCGTGGTCACGATATTGTCGCGGATTAGTTTGCGAACGTGACTCATTGTTTCTCAAGCGCCACTAGGGTTATGCCTGTGCCATCGTCTTGCACGATGCGGCTGAGATAGGTTACACCGCCAACCACAAAGGTATCGCCCTCTGTGCAGTTCGGCACATCAGCCGTTCGCACCGTCAGGCGCGGTTGTTGTACGGCAAAGCCAACTTCGCCGCCAGCATCGACCTCAACATACTGGTTATCAAAGATGCCTGTAATGGTCGCTGCGCTGCCGTTTTGGACGGTGTAGGTAATAGACACCCCAAAGTCAGCAAGCATCGCTGCGCGGTCATCTGCGCTTTCTACCGCCATTTAGAACACCTTGCGCGGTCTGCCGCGACGAACTACCTTTTCCTCTGACACTTCCAAGCCAACCGAACGGTCAACCATCTTGGATTCGTCGTAGGGCTTAATTCTGCCGTATGCCATCAGTTCCCGCGCTTCGTCTGCACTCAGTTCAACCACATCGCCAATGGTCGCATTGCCGTGGCTGGTTCTAGTGTTTTTTGTGATTTCGTATTTCATAGGAAAAAGGGGAGAGATGTTGCCACCCCTCCCCTAGTTTGCTTACGCGCCGTCGTTGTTAAAGGCGAACGATACGGCGTGGCGAACCGCCACATCGACCGATTGCAGGGCAACAACGCGAACCGTACCCGCGCTAGAGGCGGTGTAGGGGTCAACGATGATGTCCAAGCCGCCGAACATACCAATCAACAGGTCGGCAAAGTTACCAAAGTACAAGTCACCAGCGGTCACTTGGTTGGAAACAATGGCGCGATACCCGTTCATCGTGCCGTCAGGGGCAACCACGAATTGACCCGAACCCGAGTCTTTGGTGGTGGTCTTCAGCGCACCGTACATCCCGGCTGGCAAGATGTAGGCGAGGTTACCACGCAGGGCATTGTCCTCGGCAACCGCAGTCTCCATAGCCACCACTTCAGCAAAAGTGGGGTTAGCAGCCGCAAAGTTGGTCGGGGTGTTGATGCCGCTGGTGTTCTTCACGCCAGTAGGTTGACCGCTAGAACCGCTACCAGCCAAAGCACCCAAGTCGATGGCAAGGGCAATCGAATCAGACAGGTCTTGGCGAACCAAAGCCTCGATATCGAGAGACGTTTGCATCATCATTAGGCGGCTGATGTCGGTGAACGCGCCCACAGTCTTGGGCGACATCGTGACCGAACCCGTGACCATTTCGCTTTCGCTAGTAGCCGTGCCTTCAGTAACCCAACCGCCAGCAGAGGCAGAGGTTTTCTTCGGGATTTTCACCGTGCCCGACAGACCCGTCAGCATGGTTGCCCCGGCTTGCATTACGCTAGAGGCGTTACGCAAAGCATCGATGAAGTCGCCGGGACGAAAGTTCTGCGCCACCAAGCCAGCATCGTCGCTGGTGTTGATGTCACGCTTGTTCCATTGGGCGAGGATTTCGCCGGGAACCATCACGCCTTGGGCGGCTTGACCATACTGGCGCTGGGCGGCTTCGGAACACTCAAGTTCAAAAGCGGCGGCACGCTGGGCATTGCGGTCGGTGGGGTTAGCCAAAGCATTGATAGCACGCAAAATGCTATAACGCTTGACTTCGGGCTTGGTCATGCCGATGTCGGCTTGAACCGGGGCGTCATATTGACGCGCTTGCTGGTCTTCGACCTGCACTTTGACTTCTTCCATTTTGATTTCCTTTTCGGGTGCGGCTTCAGCACGTTCGGCTTCCACCACGGTTTCGATTTGAGGCGTTTCGACCTCGATGGCTTCAGAGATGACCGCATCCATCGAACGACCCACGCCAACAGACGTATCGGCAGGTATCGAAACAATAGAGGCTTCCATCGGTCGCCAACTGACTGCACGGTAGGTGCGCCCATCTTTGTCTTTCGTCATCTTGTCGATGCGATAACCGATAGACACATTGCCGCGTATCCCGTCAGCGACATCACCATAAACCTCATTCGCCAGCGCACCTTTTCCAAAGCGCACCGTCGCACGCAACCTGCGTGCCGAGCCATCGAGGTCTACGGATTCGATTACGCCAATTTGCTGCGTAGGGTCATGGTCTAGCAACAACGGCGCACGACCCGAGTTCAAGAAACTCAGGTCAATTGATTGGTTAGAGTGGTCAAGCACCTCTAGCCCGAACGACCGTTCCACGGGTTGTTCAGACGAAATCGCCATTTGCACACGGCGTTCATCGACCACTTGTGCGTCCATAGAATCGGCGCGATGCACCAATTCCACGGCGCGGCGTTCCTCGGTTTCCACCGCAACTTCCGCTTCGACCACTTCCTCGTCGCGGCTTGCTTCCACGACTTCCTCAGATACAGTCTCAGCGACTTCAGCAGCCACTTCAACAATTTCTTCGGTAATTTCTTGACGTTCGTCCATATCAGCCCTTTCGGTCGCTGGTTCAAATTCAAGTGCTTCGTAATCGTTTTCAGCCAACCAAGCCCTAGCCTCGTCAACTGTAAACAAATCCTTATCAAATCTAATCGCTTGTAATTCGGATGTATTGTCAATGATACCAAAGATGGCGTCAATCCCACGACCAAAGGCATCGTTTTCGCGTGCAAAGCGTTCGTACTTGCTGGGGTCGCGTAGGCGTGCTGCGTGTTCGTTCGGATATGGTCTTAAATCCATATTCCGGTCAATCTTTGCAGCCTCTTTGTTTGCCCATGACTGACCAGCATCGCCGCCCCATAGCGCCCACGCGATGCGCCCATTGCTGGGGTATCCATCCTCGCCGGGTCGGAAACCCTCGGCTTCTTTGTCTACCTCATGGCGTGCAAAGTAACTCACCATGCGCTTGACAGTATCGTCAGACAAATTAGCACCACGGGCAATATCACGCGCCCTTGCGATACCGACCTCAGTACCCCCGCGCCCGTACTCACGCCGCCAATCTAAGCCGCGTTGCGCTTCTTCGCGCATTGCCTCATTCGGGGTTGGCATCGCTTAACTCGCTTACAGGTTTGCCCGTCATAGGGTCGATTTTGCCAGCGCCATAGGCACTTTGCCCGCCGCCAAATGGTTGGAACGCTAGGCTAATGCCATACGAATCTGCCATCTGTTTCTCGGCTTCGATTTGGTCGAATGTTTCCTCAACATCGCGCCCATATTGGTTAGCAACGTCTTGCAGACTAAGGATACCGTTTTGCAGACCAACCACGGCGGCTTGCATCTCGCGCTGCGGGTCAACCCATTGGAACCCACGCGCCCGGAAAACGGTAGCCTCGGCAAACTTATCAAACCGTGTTGCCGGGATGTTGATAACGCCACCCTCCATAATCTTCATTAAGAAGCGTTCAAATATCGGCTGCACGAAATGCTGAATCAGAAAGTCTTGCACGACTTTCCATTGGTCGCGGTCTTCTAGCGCGCCTTGACGAATCGACGAATAACTTACGCCCTCAAGGTCGCTGGCGAGGCTGGTGTAACTAACCCCCAAGCCTGACGCGATACCGCGCAGCACGGCTTTTTCAAAGTCGGCAAACGCACTCGTTGGATGCGTTGGGTCGAACATCTTGAAATCGTAGCCAGCGGGTAATTGATGGAACGTGCCGGGTTCGGCGTCCATGATTGGCGTGTATGAGTTCTCGGTATCGTCACTTGGGAAACCATCGCCATTGGGTGACGTAATCACACCCATCTTGGATGCGCCCACACGGGCTGCTACCAATTCGGCTTCACGGTAGCCGTGCAGCATCTTCAAACTAGAGATGGCTACCGACATCATCGGTACGCCACGGGTTTGCTGGGCACGTTCGGGCAGATACAAATGTAGCAAATTGTCAGCAGGTATGCGTATCCACTTTGCCTTACCAATCAAGCCACCCGAATATTCGCCGGGATGCTTGGCAAGCAGGTGATACGCCACCGGGCGATTGAACTTGTCTAGTTCCACGCCCATGCGAATCTTGTTGCCGTTTGGCAGGTCGTGGTTGTACTGTTCGTCAAGCAGGTCGGGTTCGATGAACTCCAGCGCCATCCCAAAGCGGTTCGGGTAGTTCACCAAGCGCACCAGCACCTCGCCGTCGCGCACTAGGTTTTCGACGAATAGCCGCTGGGCATCTACCCAAGATAAACGACCGTCAACGGTACAAGTTCCCTTACGACCCCATTGCTTCCAAGCGCGTTCAATGACATCGTTGCCGAATACGTCCATTGTTCCGTTATCGTTTCGCGCCTTGACTTGAATAGATACGCCGCGTTCACCCACCACGTTCGCTTTAGCAAGTTGTATGTAACGCTTGGCATATTCGTTGTTCCTTGCGAGGTCACGGCATCGGTTACGCAATACCGCCAGCGCAGCCTTGATTTCCTCATCAGGGCTGCGGCTGGATGCCACAAAATCATTGAATAACCGACCAATCTGTGCGCCAGCGTATTGGCGTTTGGCTGGCGGCTTTTGCTTACGCTTGAATAAGTCGATGAGTGCCATTTAGAACCTTACCTTTACGGTAGCGCCTGTTGATTTCCCTCGGCGTATGCGTTCAGCGATTACCTCTTTCTGATACTCACGCTTGTAGTAGTCACGCGCTTCTACCAATTCCGAGAATGACAATTTGGTCAGGCTACGACCAGCGATGCTATACGATGAAACATCAGCATCTGCCTTGCCACTCAACAACGACTCGATTTTGGAAATCATAATCTCCGCGTGTGTGCGCGGGTCTGATTGGTTTACATCGAGGTCAACGATTGCCGTGAACACGCCACGGTCAACCACAATACGGTTGGAATCACTATTGCGAACTATCTCAAGTTGCCAATGGTAATAACCCGGTGCGAAATCTGCCGAATCTGCACTTTCGACAGTAAACAAATAATCTTCGCCGCTTGCCGTCCCAGTTAAGGTAATCTCGTTAGCGCCGCCGCCAGTAATCCGTGCAACGTATGTCGCGGTGTATAGATTGTTTGGGTAGTCCGTCCCAAGGTCGGTGCGCTTCCATTGGATGAAGTCGCCGACTACAACAGTCACAGGTTCGGTTGTCGGCGCGTTCGCCGCGTCAAATAGGTTAGCCATGTACCGCCCTCATTAGATGGCTTGCATTGTAATTCTAACGCCATCGGTTTACAAATGCACCACCTCTTTGCACTTTTTTCATTTGAGGCGCAACCTTGTTGACTTGTTCCGACTTATCTAGGTTTGCCATCATCCGATTATGCAGCGCCTTTAGGTTTGCGTTTAGCAAGGTCAGCGCAGCCATTGCGTACACACGAACGTCAAGCGCCTCGTTGCGTGGGCGCACCTTGACGAACTCACGCCGCGCAAACCCTTTGTGATAGCGTGTGGCGATTTTCTCGGCGGTCAACTGCTTAAAGTATTCGTCATCTCGGTCACTAGGAAAGTGGCAATAGCCAGCACCGGGTTCGGTAATACGAAATCGGCTAAACAACAAGTGCTTGGCAGTATCGACGCCAATCGGAAACAGATTGACCTTGCCGATGTTGTTTTTGCTGGGTCTGCCCACCAGCGGTCGCCCGTCGCCGCCAACACCCTTGATAGCAAACACGCGCCTACCCTCACGGGCTTTGCAATACTTGTAAACACTCTGCGTATGGTGACCGCCTGAGTCCACGCAGGTCGCGGTAGCAATCATCTCTGACCCGGATTCGTGTTCCCACTTACGCGCCAAGACCACATCCAAATCTTCCCAAACCTTCGGGCTTGATGGGTCACCGTAAATGGTCTGATAATGTATAGACCATGATTCCTCGTCGAGTCCCCAACCCACCACCTCCACTTCAAGGCGGTCATCCTGAACGTCCACCCCAGCCGTCAGAAGCAGCACTTCTCGGGGCAGGGCATCCCAATCTTCGCGGCGTTGGGACAGTTCGTAATCGTCAACTGCCTCGCCTTGTTCTTCCCAAGACTCCCCAAGATAAGTGTTGACCCATACCCGCAGGGTGGCGGGTTGTTTCTTTGCCTCTAAGAAGTCTCGCACGCCATCGGCAAGACTAGCCCACGGCGAATAAAGCGTTGATAGGGTAAAGCCAGCAACCCCGGTAAATTCGTCGTGCGCTTTCCAATGCCCATTACGAATGGCACGCATCCTGTCTGCCTCATCCCATTCAACACCGCAGTCATCGCAGATGTAGCGCGCAGTCTCGGGTTTATCTTCGTCCCATTTGACGTTCGACCATTTCATCGTTTGCTTGGCATCACAATGTGGGCAATTGACGTAGAAATGACGCTGGTCTGATGACTCAAATGCCGTCTCAATCCGACTCGCCCCCTTGTTGGTTGGGGTGCTAACCAAAACGACTTTACGATTCCAAAAGGTAGTAGCACGTTTCTTAGCCAGCAATACCGGGTCGCCCTCACTCCCAGCCGACACAGGGTAGCGGTCTACCTCATCCATCAGAACCACCCGAATAGGACGCGAGGCAAGACTACTAGGCGAGTTAGCGCCGCAAGCAGTAATGTGCCCACCGGGAAACACTTTGTGTAGCGTGGTGTTGCCTGAATCGCGTGCGCGTGGGTCTTTGACCAACCCTTGCAAAGCAGGGGTATCCCGCAGCATAGGCGCAAGTCGGTCTTTACTCCAAGTCTGCGCCATATCCAATGTAGGCTGCACAACCAAGATAGGCGACGGGTCTTGGCTTATGTGGTAGCCAACAATGTTGTTAAGTAATTCGGTTTTGCCAATCTGCGCCGAGGTCATAACCACCACCTCGCGCACGGTGGGGT